CCGCTCGCCGAGCAGCCGCTGATGGAGGCGGCTGGCCGCAGCGTGCTCGCCGGTGGCGGGAAGAACGCCGCCACCCTGGCCGGCGTCGGGAAGCAAATCATCGAACGTGGGCAGGCCGAGAAGAAGGCAGCCGGCGAGCTTTACCAGAGCGTTCTTGGCATCCCGGCCATGAGCGCGAAGACGCGCGCGGCTGACGTGGTCCAGGCGCCGCTGGTCTCATCGCAGCGCGTGCAGGATCTGCTCGACAACAACAAGCATGTCCAGCGGGCGATGAAGCGCACCGCCGACAACCTCGCGTTCCAGAACATCGCGCCGACGAACCTCGCCCGACTCCAGGCGGTCAAGGCCGACCTCGCGGCAAAGGCCCGCACCCTGGCCAAGAAGAGCAGCGTGCAGAGCGATGGTGTCAGGCAGGCCGCGGACGAGCTTGACCAAGCGCTGGCCGACGCCGTGCCGAACTACCGAGAGGTGACGGAGCGGTACGCCAAGGCCGCCGCCGCTGCCCAGGCAAAGAAGACAGCCGGCGAGGCCATGGGCGGCAAGAAGACGTTCATCCCCATCGAGGACAAGCGGTCGCTCATTCGGATGCTGCACAACCTCGTCAGCGGGTCCGTCCAGGGCGCGATGATCCGTGGAGGCGTCGGCGCGTCCGTCGAGACCTCGGGCGCTCTCATCCGACGCACGCAGGGGAAAATCGCGGAGCGCATCGTCGATATCCTGAAGGAAACCGACCCGGCCAAGATCCAGGCCGCTATCGCGGCGCTGAACAAGGACACAACGGGCCGTCCGCTGCGCCCGGCCCTGGTGTTCCAGGGGCCGAACGCGCTGGCCGCGTGGCAGCGAGAGGAGCAGCAGTAGGTGCCGGAGATCAGAGATTACAGCCCGCTCGCGGCCAGCAACACCGCCACGCCCCCGAACGGCTGGGCCATCGGCACCGTCGCTGGGCTCTACGGCGGCATCGTCCGCGAGCTGATGGCGCGGGTGCGCCGCTGGTGGTCGGACATATCTGGCGTCGCCGTCTCGACCGGATCGGGCGGTGCCTACGCGGTGGCGACGGCGCAGTCGAACGCGACGCGGGTGTGCTGGTTCGCCAACCACGCCAACCCAAACGCCGGCCCGACCTTCAACAACGGCACCGGCGACCGCGAGATGATCTACGCGGACGGCGCGACGCTCCCGGCCCAGGCCATCAAGACGGGGCAGCTCGTCGAGGTCGTGTGGGACCCCGCCCGGTCGAAGTGGGCCACGTTCCTCGTTCCAGCGTCGCAGTTTGCGGGCACCGTCACTGGCGCGCAGCTTTCGCTCACCGGCCAGCAGCAGGGCTCGATGGCGGTCTACGGCTCCTCTGGCTGGTACGCCGGGGCGGTCGGTACGCAGCAGCAGTTCTGGCGCGGCGGCTTAAACCCGTCGTGGGCAACGCCGACCGGCCTGCCGGGGCAAGCCAAGCTCGCCTGCCGCGTCGGGGCGAGCGCGACGCTCGCGCAGATCTCGGGCACCGGCTACACGGCGGTTGCCAGCACCTACGGCACCGGGCTCTACCGGCTCGTCTTCACCCCAGAGCTGCCGGCCACCTTCATCCCGCAACTGACCTTCCAGGGGCCGACGCAGAGGATGGTGCACATCGTTTCGGCCGTCGCCGGCCAGATCGAGTTCCGCGTGGCGACGACCATCGTCGTTCCAGGCGGGCAGAACAGCGTGGAGTCGAACACCATCAACAACGGCGTCGGCGGCGCCGCCACGAACCTCGGCGGATCTGACTTCGTGCACGTGGTGATCTTCTGATGCCCGACATCAAGCCCATCACCGGCTACGCGCAGACGGGCGGTTACAACCCCGAGACGGACTACTTCGTCATCGTCAAGGGTGGCGTGAACGGCCCGAACGAGGGGCCGGTGCTGCTGGTCGCATCTGCAGTCCAGGCCGGCACTGGCGACAGCAGCGGTGGGGTCGTCGGCGGCGCGATCACGCGCGTGTTCGGGCGGATCGGCGACATCACCGCCGAGTTCGGCGACTACACGGCAGCCCTGACCTCCTACGACAACGCTTCCAGCGGCCTTAACGCGGCCAACGTCCAGACCGCCATCGACGCTGTCGCGGCGCTCACCGGCAACCTGCCGGCGGCGACCTCCGAAGGCCACTTCCTCGGGCTCAACGGCTCTCTTCTGCCGGAGTGGATGGAGCAGTCCGTCGTCAGCGTCTTCGGCCGGGACGGCGTCGTCGAGCTTCAGGCCGGCGATGTCACTGCCGACCTCGTCACGGACGCCAACGGCTTCGTCATCATGACGGACGCCGAGCGGACGAAGCTTGCGACACTCAACGGCGCCCGTCAGATGCCAGCCGGCGGCACGACTGGGCAGGTCGCGACCAAGGCCAGCGGCGACGACTACGACATCGTCTGGGCGACACCTGAGGCCGGCGGCGGGGGCGGCGGCAGCCTGTCGCAGATCGACCTCCTCGATGGCGCCACGCCGAAGGCGAGCGCGCCGCCGACGTTCAAGTGGGTCGCAGACACCGGCGTCTGGTCATTCTCTCAATCCGGCGCCGACGAATTGCGGCGCAAGTTCCGCTGGCCGGGCGGCGCGGCCACGGTGAAGATCCAGTTCGTCTCCGAAGGCCCGACGACCGGGAACGGTGCGTGGACCGTCGCCGTGATGGCGCTGACGCCCGGCGACGCCGCCGCCATCGCCACCGACAGCTTCGACACGGCGAACACGTCGAACACCGTTGCCGTCCCCGGAACGGCCGGGCACATGGCTGAGGCCAGCATCACCGTTAGCAACACGGATAGCGTCGCCGCAGGCGACTACGTCCGCGTCCAGATCAAGCGTCACACCGGCGTCGCCAGCAACGCCGCCGGCGCGCTGGCGCTGCACACCGCCACGATGCTGTTCGCATGAGCCTGAACCTGCCCACGAGCGCCTACCTGACCGGCACGGCAAATTGGTCGCTGCCGAACGGCGACTGGTGCTTCGCCACGCTCGTGCGCATCGACGACAACGCCGGCTCGCAGAGCCAGTGCTTCATCTCCGCCGGCCCAACGCAGAGCGTTCTGGAGTTCAATCTGGTGGTGCTGGAGGACGGCCGGGCCGCTACGCCAGGGTGCCCGGTGATGCGCGTCGCGGATGGCGCGAGCTTCGTGATCATCACCAGCACGGAGCGGCTCCCGCTCGGGCAGTGGGTCCTCCTCATAGGCCAGCGAGCGTCTGGCGAGAAACAGATCTGGTTCTCGGCGTTCGGAAGCTCGCCGGCGAAGAAGGCGTCGTCGTCAGCGACGGTCGGCGCCTGCGCGTTCGGCACGCCGCTGATGATCGGCAGGCGCTACCTGAACGCCATCGCCGACACCAACGTGCTCGGCCGCATGGCCTACGTGGCCTACGGCGCCTTCTCGCTCTCGCAGGCGGAGATGACCGCGCTCGCGGCCGGCGCCTGCCCGATAGACCTCCGGCAGTGGGACATGTACCTGCCGCTCTTCTCCGCCGGCATCTCGACGCTCAAGGCGCCGGTCGGCGGCCAGACATTCTCCGTCACCGGCTCCCCGGCGACGGACGGCCAACCGATGAGGCTGTGGTGATGGGTGAGGTAATCGAGCTTCGCCGAGAGGAGGAAGGGGGCTCCCTTGTGGGGCCAGCCCTGTGCCTTGGGTGCGGTCACGAGTGGGTTCAGGTCTCGTCGCTGGGCGTCGTTGCTTTCGACTGCCCGGAATGCGGAACTGAGAAAGGCGTATTCGCCGGGCTGAACCGGCGCGGAGAGGACGCATGGATGTGTCACTGCGGGGGGTTCGCAATGTACGTGACGGCAAGCGGCGTCCACTGCCTGCGCTGCGGCGTGACGCAGGTTTTCCCATGACCGGCATCCACCGCGTCGTTCTCTGGACCCTGCTGTGGATGGCCGTGCTGGCCCTGGCGGCGCCGGCCCACGCACGCGTCGAGCTTCCGCAGAAGTTCATCGCGAGCATGGGCTTCGGCAACTGCTCGCCCTTCGTGGACGGCTGCCGGTTCGCGTCGAACCTGAGCGGCGACCCGGAGAACGCGCAGAAGGTGCGCCAGTCCTACTACGAGACGATCAAGGACGGGCACCTCATCGGCATCGAGGCGTTCGTCTTCGACGCCACCAGCAACAGCGCCGGCATGGAGTGGCGCGTCGCCCGGTTCAACGAGGCGATGCGGCAGTACAACGCCGAGAACCCGACGACGAAGAAGTGTCTCGCCGTCATGTACGAGAAGGAGGAGTCGCCGCTCGGCCTGTTCGAGGCTGCCGACACCGGCGGCGGCGCGAGCCCGTACTGCACCCTCGACGGCAAGCCCGTCGTCGGCGTCTGGGGCAATGGCACGTTCGTCAACCCGCTCCCGGGCCTGACCGGCAAGGGACCGTTCGTGATCCTCGGCACGATCTGGAACACGCCCGACAACATGCCGACGAAGGCCAACGTGGACGCCTGGAAGGCGTCGGGGGCCTCGCGCGTGCTGTCCTACTGGTGGGTGAGCGGCAACTTCAACGGCGTCGGCAGCGCCCCGGCCGCGAAGAAGACGTTCGCCGAGTCCACCGGCGCCGAGTTCGTGATGGGCCTCGGCTCGACGCGCGGCACCAACTGCGGTGCCGCCGACGTTTGTGAAGGTGGCAAGTCCGCGAACTACGTCCTGCACGACAACTACGGGTGGATC